CGCCAGCGCGGGAGTCTCCACGAACTGCGCCAGCACGCTCCCGTCGACCGAGACGCTCCAACCCGTGAGCCGACCCACGCCGTAGTCGCGGTCGAAGTCCAGGCGAAACGAGCGACCGTGCGAGACGATCGCGTCCACGACGCCCCACGCCGCGGCGAGGTCCGTAGAGTAGCGCGGGAGCGCGGGTGGCGGGTCATACTGGAACGCGAACGACCCGCACTGGGTCAGGCGATCGACATACAGATGATCGCCCGACGCTGACTCGAATACCGGAAGCCCTTTCACGTTTGGAAGGCGCTTCAGGCCCATCACCCGCTCCGCTACGAGCGCGTCCAGCGCGCGGCTGGAGGGCAGGGTGAGGTAGTCGGTCACGACTTTGGCTCCCGTCTCATGTCGGCCAGAGCGAGCACCGCGCCGAGTTCCTCGACGACGCGCATCGCGATATCGTGCGCGAGATCGCCGTGTTTCGCTTCCAGGAGATCCGCCGCGAGTCGCAGTCGGTCAGGAGGCGAGAGCGCCTGGATCTCGCGGGCAAGCGCGACGAGGTCGGTGGTCATACGGCGTAGACTCCGAGGTAGAGCGAATGCAGTGGAAAGATGCCGTCCATCGCAAACAGGGACCGCAGAAAGATCCGCCGGTCGTCTTCGCGCCTACGCTCCCGATCGCGCTGTACGTTGTCCCACGCGACGGCGAGGAGGACGTCCGCAAACGTGAAGTCCGCCGCTGCACATTCGAGGAACCAGCGTAGCGCCCAACGGAAGTCCTGATCTGCTAGCGGGTCGGGTGGCCATTGGATGGACTCGCTCACGCTCGCACCTCCGCTTCCCTCGATTCCTCGCGCACGAGCGGGATGAGGTCGATCAGCTTCCGCAGCCACTCGAGCTCCCGCGTGATGCTCGCGTAGCGGTCCATCAACGCGGTCTTCACGTCCTCGTGCGTGGCGAGGCGGAACTCCGCGGCGTTGGCGTTGCCGTAGCACCACTCGTGTTTCTTCCAGAAGCTCTCGCCGCGCGCCATCGGCTCGTGTTCCGCGACGAACGGGATGGGACCGCGGCCCGGGACCACGGTGATGATCACATCGCCCTTGCGCCAGTTCGGCCTTTCGCTCACGATCGCATCTCCAAGCCCGTCGTCAGGCCGATGTCCGCGCGCACCTCGGTCGCTTTTCTCAGTCTCGTTTGTGCGTTCTTTCTAGCAAATGCGCTATGCTCTTCTGGCGTCATTGATGCCCAGAAAGCTTTTGCTCCCATGCCTCGAACAGCAATAAGTTGCTCGTTTCGCTTATCGATCTGTTCCTGCGTGAGTACGCCAACGAGAGCCGTGAACGCCCTTTCGACACTCCATCCAAGGCGGAGCCTGTTGTAAAGGGTCATGTAGTTCATTCCGAGTTCCTCTGCCCACTCGGCCAACGACTTCGCGTGACCGTTGAACTCAATGATCCTGTTATTTCCCTTGTTCCTGTTCTGAACTTTTCGCGTTGCCCAACGACAGTTTCCGGGTTCGTAGTTTCCATTGTTGTCGATGCGGTCAATCGAATGCTCGGGTGTTGGCTTCTGGCCCATGTCCGCAAGGAACGCGGGGAAGTTTTCTCGCCAACGCTCACAGACGTTGATTCCTCGCGCACCATAGTCATGGTATCCAATGCAGTGGGTGTCGTAGCACCGCTTCTTGATGTCCTTCCACGTACGATACTCTGGAGTCTCACGCCCGCGATGAGAGCATCCGTGTTTGCGAGGACCTGCCGCATGCTCCCACGGTTTCTTTCTGCCTGTAGCGCGCTTATCCTGGCATCTTTTGCTGCATGCTATTCGTCGATCGAAATCGCAAGGCTTCGGGAAGAACTCCCTCTCACAGACCTCACATTTCTTTCCGGTTCTTGTGGCTCGCATGAGACTTCCTCGCCTTGTTCCAGTAGGGACTCTTGCACTTGGCGCAACGAAGAGGCTCTTCGGGACGACGTGGGATCCACTCGTGTCCACACCGAAAGCATTTCAGAACCGTGAGCATCACTCGCATACCCATAGAGTACCCCTACAGGGAAACCTTGTCAAGCCCCATGTCGGAAAGAATTTCCTGGGCGGCTTCGATGTCGCCTCGCGCTTTTGACTTCTTGGCCTGAAGGTATGCGGAAAATGAAATTCCGCGACAGCAGCAGTTGCGGTGCCGCGAGTGCTCCGACCCTTCGCATGGCTCGCCAGGGTGCGGCTGACCCGCCGAGCAACGTGGACAGCTTCTCCCGATCGGACAAAGACCGCAGGCACCGAATCCGACAGCACGGAAACGATGCGTCACGTCCCCCTCTGTGCCGGCTTTGATGTCACCAGCGATCCGATCGATACGGTGCTTTGCCTCGTCGTTCGCTAGGTGGCACCTGTCGCCGCGCGGATCGCGTAGCAGCGCGTCGAGCTGCTCCTCGACCTCGGAGGCTTCGAGTTCGAGGGCGGAGCGTGGTGGCGGCGGGAGAGGCTTCGGGAGCGCGTGGCGCGTGGCGAACCGCTCCGCGAGGCTTACGGTGTACGCCCACTGCTTCTCGGACAAGCGCGGCCCGTAGGCGAGCACCTGTCCGCCGATGCTGCGCACGGCGTCAGGCAGGTCCTGGTGCGCGTCGGCGGAGAGGACGCTCAAAGCGTCGCCCGCCCAGCGCTCGACGTCATTCCGTGGTCCGCGTCGCGCGACCGTCGGAGGGCGTTCGCCCTTCCGTGCGGGGTCCTGCGGGCCGACGAAGTTGTCGGCGCGAGACTCGGCGTGGGCGGAGGGGTTGTCGGGATCGAAAACCATCGCTATGAGTCCTCGCGTGAGCGTTACAGCATGTTACAACGCACCCAGAATCTACGGGAGCGGTTCCTAGCACGTCTAAAGTGCCATTTGGTGCCATTCTTCGATTCGCGTTACAAAGTTACACGAACGGAAGCCTCGTATGCGCGAGCCTTCCGCACACACACCCTATACTCGGTATAGGCGTGGTGTGCGGAATTCCCCGTCCCCATAGGAGCCCACCCGCCCGTGTAACCCTGTAACACTCACTCTCCGATCTCCTTCGGTTCCTCATCCTTGTCGAACTTCTCGATCTTCGCAACCTTCTTACGGCTAAAGGCATAGACGCGATGCGTACCGTTCCCGTGTCGCACAACCATCGACATGACGCCCTTCGCCAAGTTACTCGGAGTCGTGACCGTCCACCCGCGCTCTCCCCACGTCTTCGCGATCGAGGCATCGAATCCCCATGCTCGGAGACGCTCGTCGAGGACGTGCGGGAACACCGACCACTCCCAGAGACCCGTCTCCGAGTAGAGTCCGAACCACCCTCCGGGCGGCTCGATCGGTTCGCCGCCCTGGTCGATCTTCGCCTTTCCGATGAAATGCGATGGGTTCGCTTTTGCCCAGTTGATGAGCTTCTCCATCGCCGCCTTGCAGACGTCGGCCTCGTCGGCGCCACGCTCGACGTCGGGCCAGAGCTGCTCGATGATCCCGTCTGGCTTCCACGGCAGCGACGGGATCGCGCGATGGAGGAGCCACGCGGCCACCTCCAGCGTAGCGAGGTAGTCAGCGAGGCGTCCGGCGACGTTGTTCCCTTTCGCCATGACGCGGTATGCGGCGCGTTCCTCTTCCCATCGCTCGCGCCACGCCGCTTTCTCCCCCTCGTGGACGTGGAGCCATTTAACGAACGCGGGCAAGATGTGGCCGTAGTTTTTCGAGAGCGTTTCCGTCACGTCGTCGATGATGTCGCGTACGCGCGGGCTCGCCTCGCCGAATGGAGATCCGTGGAGCGAGATCATTCGCGCCTTTGCGCCGCTTGCGCCAGGCAGTACGTGCGTCACGGGTCGCTCACCGTTCGAGAGGAGCGTGACATGTGTTCCGTGCGTAACGGCAAGACCCTTCAACGTCCCACGCATTCTTGAAAGGCCGTTGATGACGTCATAGAGTCCGAGGCCCATTTCCTCTGGGTTGCGTGCGCGCTGCGACTCGTCGGCGAACACGGGCAGGCCGTTGAGGACGCACGCGCGTCGCTCGAATGCGGTTCGTGTCCCATCCCATGTCCCGACGAGTCCGCCTCCGCGAGGCTCGGGATTTCCGACGAGGGACGCGGCGATCATCAGCGCGCGGGTCTTGCCGAGCGACGTATCGCCCCAGATATCCACGCCGAAGTTCTGTCCGCCGATCATCTCCAGAATGACGGGCGCGACGGCGGTGTACATCGCCGCGACGACGCGCGGGAACGACGACACCTTTCCAAGTGCGGCGATCTGCTTCTCGATCTTCCCCTTCGTGTGAATGGAGTCGGCGATCTGATCGTCGCCCGAGTCGAGTCCGCGGAAGACAACCTGCGGGCCTCCGAGCTTCGATGGAACGAGCATTCGCCCCGCCATGAACCCGAGGTAGTTTTTGTCCTCGTCATGGACGGGGCCAAGGCGCGACGTCGTAAACCGTCTCGGGATCAGATGATGATTTGTCTCTTCGTATCGTACGAGCCACTCGGCGAGGAGATTCCACGTGATGCACGAGATCGAGAAACCGAGGTCGGCCAGGGCCTTGAGTCCCTTACCCTCGGCGCATTCGCCGCGGCCGAACTCTGCACGGAACCAGCGGTCGCCCTTGCGCCACGCGAGCTGTAGTGTGTGCGTTCGCATGGCAAGGTCGACGCCAACGCCGACAACGAAGATCGGGCTCCCGCATACGGGGGTGAGGCTCGGCGAGACATTGCCGTCCTGTGTGGCCCGTTCCGTCAGACGGCAGATCCTGCCGTCTTCTGCCAACGTCCATCCGCGCGGGATGATCGATCCCGCCATAACGCCTGACTCCGGGAACCACCCGTGCGGGTCACCGCGTTCCAGGTCGTCGTCGGATGGGTCGATCGCTACGGACGGCAGTTGCCGCGCGTGGAAGCGAACGGTCCGAACGAAGTCGGAGCGCCGGAACTTCCTTCCGAACTTCGAATCGAGTAGCGCGTTGAGTCTCGCCCACGCGCCCGGGTCGCGCGTATAGAGGATCGCCGCGTCGCGCGCGAACGACTCCTCCGACGCGCCATCGGGACCGACGAGCGCCTCTACGCGGAGGAGAACCTCGCGGGCTTTTTCCAGGTCGGCGTCGCCCTTGACCGTCTCGGTCTCCGTGGTTTCGCCGCCACGCTGTCCGAAGAACTCCGTGCGGTCTTGAAGCGCCTTCGCGACGGTCGCCTTTCGGTAGTCTTCGCGTTCGGACCACTTCCCGCGTTGGCCGAGTCCCGACGCCGAGACGATCGCTTCGATGCGTGCGGCGTTTGCCCCCGTGTAGAACGCCACGAAGTTGCATAGCGCGAGGTCTGCCTCGGACTGACTCGGGTACTTTCCTTCCCACTCGCCTCGGTAGAGCGCCGCAAATGCGGCTCCGTTCTTCGCCTTCGACGCGACGCGAACGATATCGTCGTCGGAAAGCGGCTTGCGGTCCTTTTTCCCGGCCGAGAGGAGCCTTCCATAAAGCCACTGGACGGCCTCGGAGCAGTCAACGATCTCGCGCGGGTGGTCGGGGAGCTTGTGCCCGGTGATCGTGAAGTAACGGCCCGAGCGATACATCTCGACGCCCGCATCCTTCTCGGGCCAGTCGCGACGGTTCTTCCCGCCTTCGGATAGGGCAGGTCCTCGACAGAGGAGCTTGATGCCGTGCATCGATGGCGACACTTCGGCGTAGGTCGGGAACCGCTGGAGGATGTCTTTCGCCCACAGTGCGATGTTGCCCTCGGCGTTGACGCAGTTGTCGAGGTCGATCCCGACGATCCCAAGATTCTCCGTGAAGACGAACCCGACGCCGAGAGACCGATCGTCCTCCGCGTGATGGCTCATCGCCTCCGCGAACGTTCCCCACGTGGACGGGTCGTCGCTGGACGCATCGCGCCCGTTGTGCGGATCGACGGGTGGCTTCGTCCACTTGCCCTTGCGTTGGACCTGTCGCCAGTTGATCCAGTTCGGAAACGTGACGAGCTCGTCAGGAATGCGCGATGCGAGATCAGCAGCAGGCGTGACTTGACGTCGGAATGCGGTCTTGTTTCCCACCTATCGCCTCCCCTGGTGCTTGCCGCTCCGCGTGTTGTTGATCTTGATCCCGCGCCCGTCGCTCCAATCGAGGACGACCTGCCCGTCGGCGGATCGAAGCGCGAGGCTGCACTCGTTGTGCCCGAGGTTCGCGACGCCGATGCGGTGCTGGACCATGACGGACGCGAGGTCGTGGTGCAGGTACGTGAACGGCCACAGGAAGACCCACTCGACGACGACGTGGTAGCCTTTGCGGAACTCGAAAGCGGAATGGGCGTAGTCGAGCGCCTGGGCGATGGCGGGTCCGATCTTCTCGCCGGACTTCTTCGCCTCAATCCCGATCGGCCCCAACTCCCACCCGGCTGCGACGAGCGGGTCGTCGGGAAGTAGGATGCGGTCGATCTTCGGGTGGACGTCGGCGGCGGCGACCCTCGGACCGAGGAGCGTGCCGATGCACTCGCGGTAGACCTGGAAGAGCCCGCTGCGTCCGATCACGCGGTCGAGGGCGTTGACGGACTCCTCCTCGGTGGCGTACTGGTAGAGGGCGACGCCCTCCGGGCCGATGGACGACACTACGGACTCCTCTCCTACGGCGTGGATTGGACTGGCGAGAGGAGCGCGGCCCTAGCCAGCCGCCGCCCGCCGCGCGTCCAAGGTGCCGCCACGGAGGATGTCCGGGGAAGCGTTGCGAGGACGAGCGGCAGCCGGGTAGGGCCGCGCGAGGTGGTAGGCGTGCATGACATCCTCCGTTGTAGGTCAGACACCTTGGACTCGCGGCATTCTACGTCCCGGCGTGCGCTCGTCAAGGAAACTACGGCGGCTTGTTTTTCGGTGTGGCGGTTTTGTTTTCGGCTGGAAAGATCGCCGCGCGATCCGCGGTAGGCGGACCGCGCGGCGAGCGTGGGAGAGTGTGCGTATTACATCGCCAGCCTGATCTCTGGCTTCGGCGCAAGGTCGCGCGCGAGTCTCGCCGCGTGGTCGCAGTCGATCGCGATGCGCCAGAGGATCGTTGCGAGGATGGTCTCCTGTGGCGTGCGCGCGAGCTTGCGGTAGATGGACTCTCCACCGTCGTACGATGAACGGGCCATCGACGAGCACGTATCGACGAGCTTCGGCAGGTCGATGTACGCGCCGAGTGGTGCGTGGGCGAGCGGCACCGACGGCGTGACGTCGGGCGCGGGCTTCGCCTTGTGTTTGGGTTTCTTCATGGTGCCTCCATAGAACGTCTCACCTCGCGCCCTGTCCCGTGACTACAGGGCGCGGTGCGTGGCGGGCTAGTCCGAGAGCTTGAACTCGTCGGGCTTATTCTCGGGCTCGTCCATCGACTCCCATGACGAGACCATCGCGTCACGCTCGATGTCGAGGGCCTTGGTGATCTGGTTGCGGTGCGTGACGGAGAGCACCATGCAGCCGAGCTTGCGCAGCGCGTTGAGGACGCGCACGGTGAGCGTCTCGGCCTTCTGTTCGGTGGACTTGCGCTGGCGGGTTTTCCTCTCGGGCTTGTCGGCGGTCGCCGTGCCGCCGCTGTCGGGGGACTGGGACTTGCGGGCCATGTCGGTTGCTCCTATCGGTTGTGGGTTGCCATGTTCGCACGCCAGCACACGCGGGCGCGCGACGAACGGGAGTCGGGGTTGTTCAGGCCCGTACCAGCGGCGCTTTGGGACGGGGCCACGTTTTCGGACGCGGCGTCCGTTGAACTCCCGCACGCTTGGCTGGGCTCCCGTTCGTCTCGCGTCCGTTCGGGAGCGCGGCACCCGGCGGCCACCGCGCCCCCGATGACGCACCTAGAACTTCGGCTTCGCCTTCCCGCCGGCGGTCGCGGGTTCGGACTCTGCGGCCTCTGTGGCCTTCGTGTCTCCCTGCTTGCCCTTCGTCCCGTCCTCTGCGCTCGCCTTCCCGTCGAGGCGCTTGCGGAAATAGACGTTCGTGAACTCGCCCTTCGTCTGCTTCGACACCTCCAGGCGCACGTCGAGCAGCTCGACGAGCTTCTTCGACGGCGTGCCGTCCTCCGCGGGCTGAAGCTGCGAGAGCTTGTCGAGCACGACGCCCGCGATGGCGAGGTCGCCCTTGAGGAAGTCGAGGTTCTTCGGCGTCTGGAGCATCGACTTCTTGAAGATGCAGCGTCCGTCGTACGCGCCGCCGACGATGCGGAGCTGCCACGACAGGTAGGCGTTGCCGCTCTCCTTCGCCGTCTTGAGCGCCACCTTCTCGACGAAGACGAGGTAGGTGCCATCGGGCGGCTCGTCGAAGTCGCCCTTTTCGGGCGCCTTCGCGGCGGCGTACTGGTCGTCGAGGCCGGTCAGGTCGATGTCGGGCATGGTCGTGTGTCTCCTAAAAAAAGATTTCCAGTCTTCCGTTGTCTTGCGCGGAATGCGCTCGAACCGCTCGAACTCCGAACGGATCGTCGGGTCGGTGATGATCTGGTACGATGCGGCCACAGCCCGAAAGGCTACGGTCGCTGCTTCGTCTCCTGGGTTCATATCTGGATGGTACTTTCGTGCAAGACGTCGAAAAGCGGACTTGATCTCCGCCGTCGTTGCGCTGCGAGACACGTTGAGGATCTTCCATGGATCCATATCACACCTTTTCCGATTTCGCTTCGGTGGACTCGGTCCCTTCCGTCTTGCTGTGCTTGCCGGACTTGAGCCGCGCCGCGCCCGCGTTGAATGCGGCAGCGAACTCGTCCCACGTGAACGGGATCGTCTCGGGAAGGGTCTTCGTACGGTCGCCCGCCTCGTAGTTCTGCGTCGGCCGCGTGCGGATGACGCGCTTCGTCCCGCCGGGCTCGAAGTCGCCGAAGAGGATCACCTGCGCCCACCCGAGGATGACCTTGAACGGCGAACTCGTGCTAGACGGCGAGTCGCGGAGCGTCGGCCCCCAGACCTTGATGTCGCCCGTCCGCGTCTCGACGGTGCGCTGTACCGCATGCGAGATGAACCAGACGGACGTATCGAGGTACGACAGCTTGCGAAGGAACGACTCGAACTCCGCGTCGACGTACGCCCAGCCCTTGCCGTACCCGGGGTCCTCTGGGTGCTTCCACTTCTTCTGTTCGCAGACGTGCTCCACGCAGAGGCGATAGGCGTTGTCCGCGGTGTCGATGATCATGGCGCCGAACCGATCGCTCTGCACGACGGTATTGACCGCCGACTTCAGCTCGTCCCACGTCTTGATCGGGTACGGGTCCTCGATCTTGAAGCAGGCGATGTCGTCGAGCCCGCGTTCCGTCGCGATGAAGACGTGGTTGGGGATCCCAGCGCCGAACGTGGACTTCCCGAACTTCGGCCGCGCGTACAGCAGTCCCTTGAGCGCCGAGAGCTTCGGGACGGGCTTCGACAGCTCGCTCGGGAGCGTGATCTTGGGCGGCTCCTTCGCGGGCGGTGCAGGTGCTTGGACGGCCATGCTACTCCTCCTGTGGCTTTGCCAACTCTGGGTTGGCGTCCTCGCGGACGCGGTACAGGTTCGCCTTGAGCACTTCGTCGCCGCCGTGCATTTTGCAAAGCGGCAAGAAGGCGCACGCGCGGAAGTAGTCGAAGCAGCGGCGCGTATCCTTGGGCCAAGCGGAGACGCCGAACTTCGCGGTACGCTTGCGTGCGCGGATGACGTCGAGCGCGCGGCATTTTGCCTCGCGGATCGCCTCGTCGACCATCGACGGGTCGAACGGAACCTCGATGCGCTGGAGCGCGGAGTCGCCGCGTTCCGCGTACCACGCGCCGAGGCGCGCGGAGAACTCGTCGTCAGGTTGCGCGAGCTGGCGCTTCGCGGTCGACTTGCCGCCTTTGTTTTTCGCGCATGCCTCGGCGTATCGGATCGCGAACGCCTCTTCGGACTCCTCGATCTTCTGGTGGTCGATGCTCGGCTTCGTGATCGTGTCGTAGACGAACCCACGGACGGGCATGCCGTGCTTCAGGGTGACGGCCCGCGCGTACGTGTGGACCTGCGAGTCGATCCACAGGCGGTCGATGAACGTCCCGTCGATGCGCGAGACGGTCTTCGTCTCGTGGATCCACAGGCCATCGGAGCGACGCTCCACGGCATCGACCTTTCCGTTGAGCGGGATGCCCGCGACGAAGCGGATCCCGAACTCCTCCTCGACGGCGATGTAGTCGAGGCGGTCGGTCCAGCGTGCGGCATAGGCGGCGGTCGCGGCCAGCGCGACGAGGAGCGCGTCGCTCGCGTCGGACATGGGCGGGACGTCGCCCGCCAGCGTGCGGACTGCCTCGCACGCCGCTTCGACCGTTGCGCCGCGCCGCAGGTACTCGACGCCGCCGTGTACGAGCGTGCCCGTCCAGAGGGACATCGTTTTGATGAGCGGATCGAGCCGTTCTTCGTAGGAGTGTAGGTAGCGTCGCGGGCAGTCGGCGAAGCACCCGAGCTGGGAGTGAGTGAAGGCGCTACTCATTCTCGCGGTCCTCCTCGAATACGGGGCGATGCTTGGCAGGTGCAACGGAGAGACCGAGGGCGCGACGCCACGCGGAGAGATGTTCGGAGGATGGGCCGCGACGCCCGGTCTCCCACGCTCGGAGTGTGGAGTACGGGATGCCCAGAATGCGGGCGAGCCCGTCCTGGCTCATGTCCCGTGCCTCGCGCGCAGCGCGGAGCGAGGCCACCTCCCTAGCTGGCGGGCGGGCGTTCGGCTTTCGTCCCGGCTTCATGGTCTACCTCCGACGCGCGAACTATACCGCGATATCGTAGCGCGTCAATAGAGAATTTCGTATCGCTCGATCCTTTGTTTTCTATGTAGCGGATATTTTTCGGATTTCGCTTGCATTGTCGCGCGCTAGGTAGGATACTATATCTGTCAACGAGGGAAAAACGCATGGCGACCCTGACGCGCGACGGAGACCGCTGGCTCCTGCGCTCCTCATATGAGGAGCGAGAGATCCCGAAGGCCGCGCGGTTCCGCTGGGACCCGCAGGCACGGGTCTGGTGGACGAGCGACCGCGAGAACGCCGCGAAGCTCGCGCGGTACGCCGACGGCTCTTGCGCCGCGGACCTCTCCTCCGCGGCTACGGAGAAACGCGCGGTCCTCGCCGCGTCCCGCGCTGTCGAGGCCCCCGTGGACCTCATCATCCCGTGCCCCGACGGGCTGGCGTTCCTCCCCTTCCAGCGCGCGGGAGTCGCGTACGCGACCGCGCGCGAGCGCGTGCTGATCGCGGACGAGATGGGCCTCGGGAAGACGATCCAGGCGATCGGCGTGGCGAACGCCGCCGGACTGCGCTCCGTCCTCGTCATCTGCCCCGCGAGCCTGCGACTCAACTGGGCTCGCGAGTGGGCGAAATGGTCGACTGCCTCTCCCTCCTCTACTATATACGTCGTGGAGGGCGGGAAGGCGCAGCCCGCGATCGAGACCGCCAACGTCGTGGTCGTGAACTACGACATCGTCGGGAAACACCACGCTGCGTTCATGGCCCGCGCATGGGACCTCGTCGTCATCGACGAGTCCCACTACCTGAAATCGGAGAAGGCGCAGCGCACGAAGCTCGTCTACGGAGCGTACGACCGTCAGGGCGTGCGGACGAGCGACGGGCTCGTGCATCGGGCGAAGCGGGTCCTCTGCCTCACCGGCACTCCGCTACTGAACCGGCCGATCGAGCTGTGGTCGACGCTTCAGGCGCTCGATCCGAGCGGACTCGGGCGGTCTTTCTTTGGCTTCGCGAAGCGGTACGCGAGCGCGCATCAGGGACCGCACGGATGGGATTTCTCGGGCGCCAGCAATCTCGGGGAACTCCAGGAGCGGATGCGCGCGGCGGTAATGGTCCGTCGGCTGAAGGCCGACGTTCTGACGGAGCTCCCCGCGAAGCGCCGTCAGATCGTCGAGCTGCCGCGGAACGGCGAGGCGGCGGCGGTCGAGGCCGAGCGGGACGCCCTCTCCCTCCTCGACGAGATGGAGGGCGCGAGCGCCGATGCTGCGATCGCAGAGGAGTCGGGCGACGCGGAGGCGTACAAGTCTGCAGTCGCGCGACTCGCGGAGGCGAGCAAGGTCGCATTCGAGTCGATGAGCGCGGTCCGCGCCGCTACGGCGGTCGCGAAGGCGCCGCGCGTCGTCGACTACGCCCGCGACATCCTCGACGGGAGCGATAGCAAGCTCGTGATCATGGCGCACCATCACGCCGCGATCGACATACTCGCCGACGGCCTGCGCGAGTACGGCGTCGTGACGCTCGACGGGCGCGAGTCCGATCCCGCGAAGCGCCAGCAGGCCGTGGATAGGTTCCAGACGGACCCGTCGGTCCGCGTGTTCATCGGCGGGATCCACGCGGCGGGGGTCGGGATCACGCTGACGGCATCGGCGACCGTGCTGTTTGCGGAGCTGGACTGGGTTCCGGGATGGGTGACGCAGGCCGAGGACCGCTGCCACCGCATCGGGCAGCGCGATCAGGTCCACGTGATCCACCTCGTCCTGGAGGGAAGCATCGACGCGCGGATCGCGCGGATGATCGTCGCGAAACAGGACGTCGCGGACGCGACGCTCGACGACGTGACGCCGGGCGAGGGCGGGTTCGACGCGCTCCTGGACCTCGTGGACGCGCGCGCGGAGAAGGGCGCCGCGAAGCGCGCCAAGCGGAACGAGCTAGTCGAGAGGCTCGCGCCTGCGGACGTCGCGGCGGCACACGACGCGATGCGGCGACTGGCGGGTGTCTGCGACGGCGCGGTCGAGCGTGACGACTCGGGATTCAGTCGCTACGACGCTGCGCTCGGACACCGTCTCGCGTCGCTCGATACGCTGACGCCTGGGCAGGCGCTCCTCGCGCTGCGTCTCGCGCGCACGTACCGTCGCCAGCTCGGAACCGAGCACCCGGCCGTGGTCGCGGCAAACAGTCTTCTGATGGCTGCTCAGCGCCAGAGAAGTTGAGACTGTAGGAGGAGTTATGGAAAACAAAAAGCCGGAGGGGCGGCAGCGGCTGCACCCGCGCGTGGCGACGCCGCTCGGTGACGCGATCCTCGCGTACCGAGTGCGGAGAGGCGTGTCGCTCGTGACGCTGGCGCGGGCGGTCGGCGTGCCGGCGCGGACGCTGGCGGGCTGGGAGTCGGACGGTCGCGCGCCGCTCGGACCCGCGCGGGAGGCGCTGCGCGCGTGCGTGCCGGGGCTCGCGCGGATCCTGGGACGGCTGCCGCGGACGTGGAGCAGGAGGAAGAGGGGGAGCGTATAGACAACCAACGTCTATATGTCGTCGTCCGATTCGTACTGTACGTACTTCGCCGCTTTTGTATCTGGGAGGCAGCGCGTTACAGGAAGATTTTTTTGATAGTGCGTGAATTCCGACTTGCGGGTCCAGTATGTGATGTAGTCGAGTAGTGCTTGGGTTGGCTTGAACCATTCTCCGTGAAGGTTGATGTGGGCAAACTTCTTGTGTATTTCGCGCTCTTCGGGTCTCTCTCCGTCTGTAACTCCAAGTATGCGAAAGTCGGCTTTCCCTTTCCCGAAAGACTGCGCGATCGTGCAGATTCTGGTTTCTGGATCCGACGAGTGTCCGATCTTGATCGGACCTCCATCTATGGATTGAATGAAGTAGATCACGCCCTTGCTCCCGTCTTCGGCCGCTTGACGGCGAAGAGCTTGTCGAGCATGGGCGCGGACGGGATGCGCTGCCCGTACTCCCATGCGTGGACGGCGGCGACGGAGACACCGGCGGCGCGAGCAAGGGCCTCGAAGGTAAGCCCCAAGGCCGCGCGAAGTGAGCGCACGCGCTCGGCGCTGGCGAGCCGCTCGGGAGTCGTGGCCTTTTTCATGTGGGGATCCTCCTTCGGATCATCTCGCAAACGTAGTACCACATGCAGATTGCTGGCGCACGAGTTGGAGTCATTGGACTTGCGGCGGATTCGCGTTCCGCCTATCGTGTCGCATGTATTACCACGAAGTAATACGTATTACCACGCTGTAACATCTAGAGTGAGCGCGCGTGAGTGACGTTTTTTGCGCCTATTGCTACCAAAGGACTTACGGCGATTCGATGAGATCCGAGTCCTGGCATACGTATTACTACATGATAGGGCGTAGTCAATTGAGGAGACGACGATGACGACCCCGACGACGGCTCCGAACATCACGCACTACACGGTCGGAGGATTCAAGGCCGATGGACGCACGGTGTGCGGCGGAACGCATCGGACGCTGGCGGACGCGATCAAGGTCCGCGACGCCTACATGTCGACAGGCTCCCTCGCGTCGATGACGATCTACGGATGGACGGACGACGACGAGTGTGAGGAGGTCGCCTAGCCTCCCTCCGCCGGCCCCGCTCTCGCGACGTAGACGTGAGGGCGGGGCGAGCGAAGCGAGGACGCCCGCGCGTAGGGCGCGGCGAGAGGCTGGACGCCCTGGGTCGCGGACCTGGGGCAGGATCGGTAGGCTCCTCGGTCGCAGATCGAGGACACAGGAGGTGGAAACATGGCAGCCACGTACACGAAACTCAGGACTGGCGACTGGGGCGTCAGGATCGAGGGGACCGCGGCAGTGGGGTCCGCTGTCACCGTGACCCGCCGCGACGGGCAGACGAAAACCGAGACGATCTCTCGGGTGGTCTGGAGCGGCGGCGGCGTGACCCTGTGCGCCGTGGAGCCGACGGCCCGTCCCGCGACCCAGTACGCGCGCAGCGGCGGATATCGCTCGCGCGAGCACCACTGCGAGGCGTGCGAGTGGAACCAGGACGCGGGAGACATGAACGGGTGCCCGCGCCATCGCGGGAACCCGCGCGACTAGCCCCGCCGTGCGCCCCTCTCCGCGTGGCGAGGGGCCTGCGATGGGCGCTGTCCCGTCCGCGTGGGGATTGTCCCCATGCGAGAGCCTCGGCTGCGAGCCGGGGCAGATAGGATCGGTATGAGGACGAGATGGACGATCAGACTGGCCCTCTCCGCTGCGGCCACGCGCGAGGCCGCGCTCGTGAGCGGACGCGACCCCGGCTTCCGCGAAAGGGCGCTGGATCTCGCTGACCTGGAGGCGTCGTCGCGGGCGGAGGTGCTGGACGCACTGGACGGGATCGGATGGACAGAGTGGTCGGACGCGCTGCCCACCGTGCGTGACCTGCCCCTCATCACGTACTCTGCGGCGACCCCGCTGGACGCGATGCGGTTGGCGCTCGCGATGGAGCGCGAGCGGCTCCAGGGGGAGGCCGACGAATGGGTCGCGCGCTGGTCCGCCGAGCCCACGCTGGTGCAGCACTGGCGCGGACGGGGCGAGACGTACGCCAGGATCGCGTGCGTGTCGGACGGCGTGCGGGCGTCCATCACCGAGACCCTGCGCCGGACGGCGGCGACCGAGGCTACCTACCGCGCGGAGGACGACGCCGCCCATGCGGCGGGGCTGTACGGTCCGCACTGCGACCACTCGTGCCTGGAGTGTCGGCGGATCCGCTCGGCGCAGGAGGACGCCCGGCGTGAGACAAAGGAGGCCGCGAGACTGGCGGCGAGGCAGGCGGAGGCCCTGGAGTGCGCGACGTGGGCGGAGCAGCTCGGGAGCGAGCGTCTCCGGCTGGGACTCGCGGCGGGGCAGGACATGCGCCGGACATACCGCGACGAGCGGCTGGATCTGGAGCGGCCCGGTTGGGCGTGGGAGTCCACGATCTGCGGGGCGGACACGGGTGAGGTCCACGATCCGGCCCTGGCATCCCTCCACGCTCTGCGCGACGCACGGGCGATCGATGTGACTGCGCGGCTCGCGTGGTGGACGGTCGGGTCCGACGAGGGGCAGCACGTCTCGGAGTGCGACTGCGAGACGACAGATGACTACGGCGAGACTGGCTACATTAAGCGGCCGGGGCGTCCGATCCTGATCGGCGCATTCCTCGGCCGTATGATCGTGCGGGAGATCGGAGTCCAGGAGTAGCGCCCGCCGTGTCGGCCCCTCTGGGAGGGGCTGGCGCGATGGACGCCGAGAGGACGCGGCCCGCGGGTGCCGACGAACCCGCGAAGTTTCGACGACGCCATACGGAGGATCGAGCCGTGAAGTGCCAGGACTGCGGAAAGGTGATCGACGGATGGGACCGTAGCATGTACCGTCTCTGCACGTCGTGTCTCGGAAAACGCGAACGCGCGGAGACGCTTCCCGCCAACGTCACCGACGACGACATCCGTACGCTGCGCGCCGAGTCGGCCTCGGCTGGCGACGTGGATCAGGTCGCGATCTGTGACCGCGCGCTCGGATGGCTCACGCGCGCCAGCG